CCGGACAACCACGGATTAACGCGGCCTTCGATGGCCGACCAATCAGCGACGACGAATTGCTTGCCAGGCGCAGGGATCAGGGCTGGCCGTAGCATACCTCGCAATACGTCTGTGACGCGTCGTCCGTAACGAGGCACGATTGCATGACTCCGAACCATTGCATGTCGCACGGCTTCCGGGTCATCGGCGCACTTACGTGTAAAGTTGTGGACCTGCGCACCATACGAGGAAGCGCGTCCTGTGGCTGAACCGCCTGCAAAAACGAAAGCCCCTCTAACACGACCATCATCACAAGCAAGACTATCAAGACGATCAAATTTAGCAACAGAAGACGCCCAAAGATCGTCCGCGCATTGTATGACTTCTCTGACATCGGGAGGCACCTCTTCCGGGTCGTCTATGGCCAGTAAGTTGGCCCGAACGGTTTTGTCGATTGAGACCTTGTCGTCACGTTCCATAAGTTTACGCGCTTCTGATCCGAGTCTTTCTTGAACCCAGCGCCGCATTTTGGGCGAACGGACGGAGATAATTTCGCCGCCGGTAACTTCTTTAACAGTGGCTTCGATCTCTTGAAGTTCGTCAGCCGCGTATTTGACCGCCGCGCGGCATAGACGCTGATCGACAAGAACGCCACGATCATTGATGCGCTCGTTAACATGGTAGTCCTCCAGTTCTTCTGGCGTCAGCTCCCGCATGGCTTTGCTGGCGGCGCGCATGGTGCGCACGTCTTGCTCGCAATATTCAATCAGTTCGGGTATGAGATCATCTCTGAAAGGAGGAATACAACAAGCGCGGACCAGAGCAGCCCCGCGATGATCCTTGCGCATATCCGTGCCGGCGAACCTGCCAACATCTTCAAGGCTACCAGGCGCGCAATTCGCGCGAGCCTGCGCAGCCGTGCAATAAAATTGCTCAAGCGGTATCTCCATCTTCAGGACGTGCCAAAAGATAAGCCGCTCGAAAGCGGCATTATGGGCGCGTATCTGCGTCTTAATCGGCGGCATAGGCTCGCCCGGCCGCCACGTCTGCACAAGACCGTCGTCATAAGCGTAAGACATGCAGAGAACGCTGGTCGAAGAATGACGAGCGTAGTTATACACGCCCGCCGTCTTCAGATCGCATTCACTCCTCGTCTCGAAATCCACCCACATGATAGCCAAGATACTCTCCATTAGGGCCGTTGTAGACGGTCATGTTGCCGACCTTCGGTGCGCTTATCTGACCATAGGGCGTGTAGTAGAAGTTTTCGTTAGGATAGCTCAGTTCCGTTGCGACTGGACCGTTTGGTCCGCCCCAGACGCTGATCTCTTGAGCTGCTGCCGATGATGATAAGAGCGCGACGCAGCATATGATTCTAACCATGACACGAACACTCCCGATGCTAGGCCGAAGCCGTAAAAGAACAGATATAGTGACAGATCTTCGATCATTCTTTCTTCTCCAAAGCGGCGCGGGCGGCAAGAATTGGCCCGGCGTTCATCATCGTGCGCCAGCAGCACCAGATCTCGTAAATGTCACGCGAACCATAATGCGCCATCGCTTCTTCATGCGAAGCCGTATGCAACGGGTGGTCAGAACCTATAAGTAACGCAAGGTGGTTTCCGCCGGTAAGAACATTGTCCAGCGCCGCTTCAAGTTCCGCGATGCGGTGCGCTTGTGCTTCTAAAGCCGCAGTAGCTTCTTTGAAATCGCTTCGTATCTCTTCTTCCAACTCCGCAATCCGCCTCTCTTGGCTACGAATAAGGCTCATCGCCTGATGACAAGCGCCAGCCTCGCCCGTGTAGCCCTTGGCGTTCAACCAGTCTTCGACGTTCACAAGGTCGGGATAGGTGTTGGTGTGGTCAGTCATGTTACTCTCCCAAATAAGCGGCGCGGGCGGCGCGGAGGTCGGCAATCTTAAAGCCTAATTTGAACACTTCTTCGTCTTTGTAACCGTCCCATACTCCGCAGTCGGAGAACGGTTTCAGCGCCGCAGTAAGTTCCGCGATGCGGGCGGTGTAATCTTCCAACTGGCTTGCGGCTGTTTCCAGATAAATGACATCTATCCGGTGTTCTTCTTCCAACTCCGCAATCCGTCGCGCCTGCGCCTCTAATGCGTCGGCGCTTTCACGGTTCAGGTATTGCGGCTCATACATGCGCAGCCGTGCGATTAGGTCGTCGGTCATTCTTTCTCTCCCCTAGCGGCTAACTTTTCTTTGATAACGATATACTTAACGCTGGCGGAACGCTCACTGATATTGCCGATCTGTTCGGCAATCTTCTTCCACGTCAACCCCTGTCGACGCAGGCTAAGGATCTTTTCTTCATACGGTGTCAGCGCAGAAATGTCTCTGATGCGTCGCGTATTGTTTAGTGGTTTTCCTACCATCCCATCCACCCCGATAATGCTACAAGCCGTCCAGGCTTTCTTGTTTTCATGGTTACTTTCGGCTTCTTCGGCGGTATCTTTTCCGCCTTTTCCATCGCCAGCGCATGTCGTCTGGCGTTTTCTAGCTTCTTCTTTTTTAGCTTGTCCTCTTCTTTCGCCCTTACACGGCTCTCAAGCTGCGCTTGTTTCGCGGCCAGCTTCTTGGCCTTGATCGCTTCGCGTTCTTCTAGCGTCAGCTTTGACCCAAACGCTTTGATACGCTTGTCTATCTCACGCCGTCTAAACTCAGGATCGCTATGGTAGCGCTCTTTGTAGCGCGCATTCTTGCGATGCTTGTTAGCCGCTGCCCACGCACGCTTGCGCTGTCTGGCCCGTTCGGCAGACGCGACTTTCTTGGCTTCGCGTTCCGCCATCATCTGTTCGGTCGTTTCCGGCGATAGCAGACCCTTCTGCTTCAGCCTGTAACGAACTGAATAAAGTTTGCACTTATCTCGGTTGGCGTCGCGCCATGCTTTCTTGTCGAATGCCATGAAAAAAGACGGGGGTTGTTAGCCCCCCGCCCTCCCTATTATCAGCCGCGACGACGACGGCCGGTGTCACCAGCGGAGCCATCGACCGATTCGGCCGGCGCACCGTCGAGCGAAATCCAATCAATCACGTCAAACACCGGAGTGTAAACGCGACCGTAGGACTTGTGCTGATAATATTCCGAGCCGAGTTTCACGACCGCCACAGGCGCATCCTGATTTTTCTCGACCTGATCGGCAACCTTCATAGCAAGAGCGTGCATAGAACGCTTACCGCCAACGGACGTGACCGTATAGCGGGCTTCCGTGCCAGCATCCTCACCATCGAGGCACTTGACGCTCATGCCGACCTGCGGCTCCCATCCGCGCTTAGCGCCAGGCGGGGGCACGTCCAGTTCGGGAAGCGGCTCCGTAATGGATACCATCTTCTCGCCAAGCACTTCGCCTTCGCCCCACGCAATGAAACCGTGAACGAACGAAAACGGATTGACCGCCCAGCGTCCATCTTTGTCGATCTCAGTCTGATCCGCACCGTAAACCCAATGGCCAGTCTTATCCATTTTCAGGATAGCCGAGCCAACTGAAGCCTCAGTGTCGAGTTTACGCAGCGACTCAGCCAGAGACGCAGCGGTGGGGAGATTAGCGTTGCCGAACTTCACAATATTAGACATTACTTTACCTCAAGTTTAGAGAAGGCAGAACGAATGTCCTTGCCTATTGTAAGCACCGCCGGCCGGGGATCGCTCTCCGGCGCAATGGTGTTACCTGTTGAGACTGCGACGACGAGATCGTTAGGTATGGCAAGACCATGCTTTTTAGCTACCTTCTCAACCTGCGCTGGCGATTTAAGCGCCGTCACAATCAATTCTTCGGAATCAAGTCCCATTTGCTCAAGAGCTTCGCGCGCTCCTTCATCATTAACCCATTGACGAGTGGCGCGCTTGGGGACGAGTTTCCATCCCGGCACAGGCGCGTTGTTCTCCAGCATCGTCTGGGCCAGTTCACGGACGCTTTTAGCCCACTCTTCCGCAAGGATCGCAAACGCCAGAGCATTGCCGACTTTCTCCACATCAATAGCTTTAACTTTCGTTGCCACGGCGCGTTCAAGCTGACCCGTCAGCAAAGGACAGATAGGCTTACCAGCGCACCAACGACAATGATCGCCAGCGGCATAAGTAGGGTTAGGCTTGAACGATGCCTGCACGGCGTCATACAGCGTGCGCTCAAACGCCTTAATGCGGCCTGGCGTCGTGACCCAGCGTTTCACATAAGGCGGCTGCACGATGACAAGTTCGATCTCGTCAACGCCTTCAAAAACCCAGCGCAGCGCTTCCGTCCGCATCCCTGCGGCCGTGTAGAACATAAGCTGTTCATTTTCTTCGGCGTCTACCGCAACGCCATCCCCAAACTTCCAGTCGAGGATTATCGCACGATTGCGAATACGGCCAGCGAGATCGCAAGAACCGTAAACTCCGGCAAGAAAGTCATTGAAATGGACATTTACCTCCGTAACGAACTCAAGTTCATTATTAGGGTCGATTTCATTCAGCGCGTCAAGCGCAAGGATTAACTTCTCATTGTCAGGATAATCTTCAACCTTCGCGCCATGCGACAAGATCATGTGCATGGCGTCATGCAGACGCGAGCCTTCTTCGGCGTAACTGCTTGATGGCTTGGGAGGTAGTTCCGCTTCAAGCTTACGTGAACCGTGGCATTTGATGCGGCGCTTGGCGGTCGAACCGCCGACGATATTGCTGTGTGCCACGATTAGTCCTCAAAATGATAGGATATAGCTGGCGCGCCTTGATGCTGCCAATCCCATATGAACCACGCATGGTTGAATGACGGCGACCCTTTGCTGCCCTCTATCCATCGAATGCGCTTGGTCAGAATGACCTTTTTAGCGAAGGCCCGGTGATCGGCGAATAAACGACGACGCGTTTTGGCATGATCAAAGTCCGTGCGCAACAACATTGCAACAAAACCTTTTGAGCCAGCCAATATCATTAACGACCGCAACGCAAATGCTGTGGCTTCTGAATAAGGCGGATTAGTTACGATGGCGTGCGGGGGCGGAGCGCTAGGCAGAAACAAAATATCAGGGTGGAAAAAGTCGACGCCGCTTTGAATATCCGTGGCCACAACGTCATAACCGCTGTTAACCAACACAGACGACATTTTGCCGGAACCGCAGGCAGGCTCCCATATAAGTTTTACGCGCTCAGGAATGTGAGGAATTAACGCTTGTGTAACCCATTCAGGAGTTTCGTATTGATCAAACGCCACGCGGGCGTATCCACTGTCTCTTTGGCTCATTTGACTTCACCTTACCTTTAGTGAAATCACACTAGACTTTTCTTTACGGGTGTGTCAAGAGACTTTTTATGCTTGAACGTGAAATCGAAAAATATTTTGTGAAATGTGTGCAAGCCGTTGGCGGCAAAGCATATAAATTTGTCTCGCCATCAAATCGCGGCGTCAGTGATCGCGTTGTTTGCTTTGCTGACGGGTCCACACATTTTGTCGAATTGAAACGTCATGGCGGTAAATTATCGCCATTACAACAAATATTTGCGTCTGATATGCGCGCGTTAAATCAGAACTATGCCTGCCTATGGTCCAAAGAGGATGTTGACCAATGGATCTGCGACCATACCAGCACGAAGCCGCCGATTTCCTCTTCGCCCATGATCGGGCGATGATACTGGCCCCTGTGGGGGCCGGAAAAACAGCGATTACATTGACGGCAATGTCGGACATGACGGCTAAAGGTCATTGCGACCGCTGGCTTGTGCTTGCGCCGAAGCGCGTTTGCACGGACGTGTGGCCCGTTGAGCGGCCGAAATGGGCCGAACACATGCGCATGGCTGTCGCCGTCGGCACGCCAGCGCAACGCAAGAAAGCATTCGCGGCAGACGTTGATATAGTCGTCACCAACTACGACAACATTCCGTCGATTAATCCGAAAGACTTTGACGGCATTGTTTTCGACGAGCTGACGCGGCTCAAGAATCCGTCAGGCAAACGGTTCAAATTCCTACTTAAGATCCTCGACCAATTCAAGATCCGCTGGGGATTGACCGGCTCGTTTACATCGAACGGCTTAGAAGATGTGTTCGGCCAGTGCAAGGTCGTCGATCAGACGCTGCTAGGGCGCAGCAAGGGTGCGTTCTTACAGCAATATTTCTACTGCGTAAACCGCGACTACGGCCAATGGGAGCCGCTGCCGAACGCGCTGCCCAAGGTCATGGAGGCGATCAAGCCGGCGACATACGTGCTGGAGCCTGGCGAGTATAAGGACAAGCTGCCGCCATGTTATGTCGTGCAGATCCGATGCGATCTCGACGACCGCACGCCGTATGAGAACATGAAGAAGGAATATGTGCATGAAGAGATCACGGCTCCAACAGCGGCTGCTGTCACAAACAAGCTTCAGCAGCTCACGTCCGGCTTCGCTTATGATAGCCAAGGCGTTGCTCAGTGGTTTGGACGCCAAAAGTTTGAATCTCTCCGAGACATCCTCGACGAAAACCAACGAGACAACACCATCGTCGTCTACAATTACAAAGAAGAATTAGCAGAACTAAAAAGACTATTTAATGTTACTACAATAGACGCGCCCGACGCCGTGGAGCGTTGGAACGCCGGCAAGATTAAACTGCTGGCGATCCATCCCAAAAGCGCCGGTCACGGGCTTAACTTACAGTTCGGCGGCAACAAGATCGTTTTTCTATCGCTGCCGTGGTCGCTGGAGCTGTTCGAACAGACCGTGGGCCGGCTGCACCGCAGCGGCCAGACGCGCGACGTATGGTGTTACGTCATCATGTGTAATAAAACTATTGACGAACGTATCTTGTCTAGCTTACAAGACAAGAAATCTTTAGCGGAAATCGCCCTTGCAGAACTTAACATGGAAAACCCTTAACGATCAGCTTGCTGATCTTACCGAGACAGAAGTGCAAGAGCTTCTGGAGGAAGAGATGCGTCACGCCCGGCGCTCTACAATCCTAGTGCGGCTACATCAGCGCTATACAGTGCTGAGAATGTTGCGAGAAAGGGCGGCCATTATGGAGATCATAAACGATGACACCGCAAGAACTGCTTAAAGACGCCAGCGCCATTATTGACCAGCGCGGAGAGGGCTATGGAGGAATTGAAAATAATTTTCAGCTTGCCGCCGATCTGGCGTCGCTGCGCTTGGGGCGTGACTTTCACCCCTACGAAATCGCCATCATCCTTGCTTGCGTCAAGAACGCGCGCGCCTTTGCGTCGCCTGACCATATGGACAGCCACATTGACGCTGTGAACTATGAGCTGTTCGCGGCTACGTTTGCGGCTGATTATACCGCAACCAAGGCTGGCACGGAATTTATCGACTACCAGAAGAAGGCTGACCGTAAACCAGCCAAATCAGTTAAGCCGACACGAGCGGCGGAGCTGTCCGTAATCCACGATCATGTTGGCCAGCTCGCTACCCTTGGGGAGAGCGCGTAATTCCTTGGCGGCCTTGGTTTGGCGTTCCGCCGAGTAATCGACCAGCGGGGGACAAGCGCTCCCGCTGGCGCAACCACTAAAACTTGCCAGCATCAAGATCATCGGCAGTTTCGTCAACAGTCTTTGGCGCTGCGACCTGACCCTTTCAATCATTCGGCTTGCTGCCGCCGGTGACGTTCCAGTCTTTAGCCGCGACAAGACCCAGCGCGACCAGCGCGTTCTGGAGATCGGCCCAGTTCACGTCTTTGGTCTGCCAAGCATGAAACAGCACCGATAGCAGCGTTAGAATGCCGGGGATCGTGGTCATCCAATTTGTAATCATTTACCCCTCCATGGGTTTTCAGGAACGATACATTTAGACAGCAAATCGACCGCTTTATCGCGAAATGCCTGCCTGTCTACATCGCGACGGTTTATTTCCGCAAACAAGGCTTTATCTGTCTCGCTGACATACCAGCCGATGCCGATAAACGTGCCAATATTGAGCAGCAAAAGCCCGGTCATAATCGGGTGAACTTTATATGCCGATCCGATTGTTTCTATTGCATCAGTTGCATGGCCGCGAGGTGTTGTCACGAGCAATACACTCCATATACTTTAAATCAGCGCAACCTGTTAACGCGAGCATAAGTCCCGCACAACAGAGTAAACGTCGTTTATGCGGTTTGACCAACCACGCCCAAATGTGCCCCATGTCGGCAATCCTTTTAAGAAGCCCAGCCGCATGTCTGTCAAACGGTTGCCAAGATAGGCTTTAGCAGCGGCGATAGTTTTAGGGCCGATCACGCCGTCTTGCGTGACGCCGACCATTGACTGAAGGTATTTAGACGCACGGCTGACGCCGCTGTTGACCGCAAAGTCGAACACGG